CGTTATACCATTTAACTATAAGGGCAAATTTGGCTCCGCATCTGGGAATCGGACCCAGCTAACCAGTGATTAACAGTCACGCCCATGCACCATGCTCGGGTTTTGCGGAATAGTATTCTCTTAACAGTTTATCATTATCTTGCCATCTTCTATGTGACTCTGTTATATAATCTAACTTATTTGACTTCTGTTTATTCTCTAAAGATGTCAAATATTGTAAGTTGCTCGGTTGTTCTAAACCACCTTTAGACAGTGGTATTATATGATCAACTTCATAACCATCAGGAACATACTTGTATATTAGTTTAAGTAAAAATAAATCAGCATCTTTAGGTAGTGCATTTATTTTTCTTGCTCTATATCTAGCAACTGTTCTTCTATTTTTAGCAGCATGGTGTTCTGGTGGAAATCTACCTTTCTTATCCCATGCTTCTAGAGTTCTTTGTCTTTTTAATTCTTTATCGTCTTCTGTTGGTTTCCATCCTGGTTTACCTTTGGATGGATGTCCTATCTCTGCCCATTTTTTTGTAACTGAAACAGATTTTTTCTTTTTGTCTTCTTCAGTCCATGTTCTACTGTTGGCACATGTCCTAGAACAGTAAACACCATTCTTACCATGTTTATCACCACATTTAGGACAAGTTTTCATAAACCCCATATTCTTGGAGCGGGAGACGAGGTTCGAACTCGCGACATCTTGCTTGGCAAGCAAGCTCTCTACCAGCTGAGATACTCCCGCATTATTAACTATTATACTTGACTTTTTATTTCAAGTCAATGGTACCTTGTGACAGATTCGAACTGCCGACCTTCTCCGTGTAAAAGAGACATTCTACCACTGAAATAACAAGGCATTTGGTACCGAGAGTGGGACTCGAACCCACAGGATTTAGTTTCTAAGACTAACATGTATACCAATTCCATCATCTCGGCACTAACTCTGGTACCCCACCCCTGATTCGAACAGGGATACCTCTTCCTTTTGAGAGAAGCGACTTTACCAATTTGTCCAGTGGGGTATGGTACCCATAGGTGGGAACGATCCACCGACCTATCGCTTATCAAGCGATTGCTCTACCACTGAGCTACATGGGTATAATAAAATGGAGGAAGGATGGTAGAATCGAACTCCAACCGCTTTCGCGATCCTTCTGCTTTCAAAACAGAGTCCAGCCCAGCTGAATTAACCTTCCGTAACTTGGTAGTGATAGTAGGATTCGAACCTACGGTAACTTGCGTATGAAGCAAGCGCATTACCACTTTGCTATATCACTAAAAACTTTTTGGGGTGACTAGTGGGAGTTGAACCCACACGAAGAGAATCACAATCTCTGATGCTACCATTACATCATAGTCACACCAAAAAGTTCTTGGTAGGGGCACAGAGAATCGAACTCTGATTTGTTGGTTAAAAGCCAACTACTTTTCCGTTAAGTTATACCCCCGAATCTTATCTAACCTGCGCAATGCTTTGTTCGGCTTGCGATGCGCACCAGCTTTTCTAAACAATGCCAGAACAACGAACTGGTTGCGTTGCTTGGCGATCATCTTTCGCTTCATCGTTCTTCTCCTAAAAATTGGTACCCCATAAAGGAATCGAACCTCTACCTCTGCGTTCGTAGCACAGTATGATTATCCATTTCACCAATGGGGCATAATATTGGTGTCGCCTCAAGGGATCGAACCTTGTTCATCAGTGCTTCAAACTGCTGCAATGACCACATTTGCTAAAGCGACAAAACTTGGCGACTCGTAGGGGAATCGAACCCCTGTGTCCTGCTAGACAGGCAGGCATAATGACCATTATATTAACGAGCCAAAATTAGTTGTGAGGTTTTCTCCATCCTGAGCCACCGAAACTAGTCGGGCTTTGCTACTCACACAGGATCTGACTTGGTGGAGAATCTTGGAGTCGAACCAAGTATACCATAAGGTGTCTGATTTACAGTCAGGTGCAGTCGCCAGTGCTGCTCATTCTCCGAAAACTTTGGTACTCGGTGGGGGAATCGAACCCCTCCTTCCTGCCGTGAAAGGGCAGTGTCCTAACCGATAGACGAACCGAGCATAACCAAACTAAAATACACTGGATGTTTAACAGAGAACTCAGATTTGAACCTGACCTACCATGCCGTCCATGGACTTGTCTGTTAAACACATTACTTTCCAACTTGTTCCAGCGTGACCACCGTATCCGTCTTTCGACTTCGTTTCCATCTTTCGTGTAACTTAGAAGTGCCAGTCCGTCAACTGGAATCCACTATCTAAATCACCTACTGGCATTGGCAACCAATGTATTTTAGTTTGGCAGGGGTACTTGGAATCGAACCAAGAACGACGGAATCAAAATCCGTTGTGATACCACTTCACTATACCCCAACAAAAACTATCGCGAATTTTTAAAGAACATTTCAAATCAGAAAATCAATTATACATCAATTTCTAATTTAAGTCAAGCAATAACCCTACATGATAGTAGGGTATCCCACAAAACAAAAAACCCTCTAGACTTTCATCTTAGAGGGTTTGGTAAATAAACTTGTAGTCTATGTTTTTACTTACCAAACCCCTCCGCATCATTCTCAATCGCATATCCTAATGATACTGTGCGTGAGCATGTCCAGCCACTAAACAGTGGGAGCGGATGCTTCTGCATGGATATCGATCTTAATAACATTTGAAAATTATTTCCTTTGAAAATTTGATAAGAACCTAAATCCTTATCGTTTATTTATAGTAATTATACACTAACTTTGATTAAATGTCAATCTTTTTTACATTTATTTTGCAACTGTTCAGAAAATCAATTCCGTCTTCATCACGATACGCATCGCGATAGTAGACTGTTTCTATTCCTGCGCCATGAACCAACTTAGCGCAATGTATACAGGGAGCATGGGTACAGAATAGAGTACTACCATTGCCACTTTCTCCGTCACGAGCCAACTTGATAATAGCATTTGCTTCAGCATGAATAACCTCATCTTTCGTTTTCAGTTTATAAGTTATCCACTCATCGTGGAGTTTATCTGTTTGCTCACGCCAGTCACCATCATCACAATAGATTTTAGTTTCGCATTCATTCGTCCAACCAGATGGCATACCATTGTACCCAATCGAGATAATACGATTATCCTTGACTACAACAGCACCAACTTTTAACCTCACTGCCGATGACAACTGAGCAAATCGCTGCGCTGTATCCATGAAGGCATCTACCCACTTCTGTTTCAATGTACTACCTCTTCATTTTTCTTCAGTGGTTGTCTCGAAATCTCAACACACAATTTTCTAAAATCTTCACCAGCACCTATTGAGTCACAAAGCAACATCATTCGAGCCAGCATCACTGCGCTCATGCTTAACGCACTTGCCTTGTGTTGTTCTGCCCACTTCAACATGGTGTTGTCAATTTTCATCGACAACTCAATCAATTCATAATCAGTCATTTCGCCATTACCTTTCCAAGAACATTTTTCGCTTCATCAAAATTATCCAACTGTGCTTCAATCTCAAGCAACTCTGCCTTCAACTTCAACTCACGAGAGTATGCGTCAAGCAATTCCTGAGCATAAACCCTGTCGTCTTCATCAGACTGTTCCCAGAATGCAGTGAAGTCGTCGCCTTTGGTGTTCAACAGAAACTCCAAATTATCACGATCCCATTCGCTGGTAATAAAACCCTTGATTGTTTGTATCATACAGTTTCCTTAAAAATGCTGGACCATGTCAACAACTTATTCAGTTTCTCATTCTTTGCTGACATCACAGCTGACTCACGAACAATTCCATTGTCGATGAGCAAGTCGATCATACACATCAAATCGCCAACTTCTTCTTCAAGGTGTTCGCGATTGGTCAAACCCTTATACTTGTCTGCGACACCAAACCGAAACACTTTACTAATCGCCTGAGTTACCTCGGCACACTCTTCCTGCGTAATCAACAGGATTTCCTTCTGTACTTCATTCATCAAAATCATACTCACTTTCATCATATACTTGGAAGACATCGTCTTCATATTCATCATTTTGTTCCACTGCATCATATACCATTTCTAGTGGAAGATTAAGGATCGCAGCTACTGAGATTGGTTTCAACCCTTCATCAAGCAAATCCATAATCTTATTATGTAAATCTATTCGTGTCATGCTGCAGCTACCCTTTCGTTCCAGCGTTGTTCAACAATTTCGTTTACCCATTCAACTGGACATCCCAGTTCATCTGCAATTTCTTGGCAGGATTTATAATTATGTGGACCACGAAACTGATCAAGAGCATAGTGGATATTTTCCCAAAGATCTTTCATCTGACCCATGATTAAACCCTTTCTTCCATTTTTGCTTCCATAATTTCACCGAGGATAAACTTCGCAACATTCAGCTGTTTACGAACATCTTCCTTGCTGAACCCAAACTCAATCATATGCTGGCAGTCGGACATAATTCCCATAACAACCATTTCAAGACCAGACAACTTAGCAGTAATGCTATTCATGTACTGTTCGCGAATGTCAGACTCAGGCATACCGTAACAGTTCTTTTCAAATTCAGTCATTTTCAGTTCCTTTTTAATCATCATAAGATAATTATACGCTTAAACCGAATTAATGTCAAGCACTATCGTGAAAAACCCTACACTGGGTAGGGTTAATTAAAAGGGTTTAAAAACAAAGACTTAGGACTACTTTTTGGCTGGTTTTTCCACTTTTGGGATGAAACCATTGTCCTCAGCCCACTTTTTAGTGAGTTTTGGGTACAATTTTGCCAATTTTTGGTCTTTGATGGCGATAAGCATCTGGGCTTCGTCTTCATGGATACCTTCCATGAGTCCAACGAACATTTGCTCACGCTGAAGTTGTTTCAGATCAGCACGGCAGAACACATAGAACCTACGCAACTCTGTGTATAAGTTTGTCGGTGTCATGCCCAGTGGTTCAGCTGAAGTTTTGTAAGGTGGCAGACCATCAGGCAACAGCCACTTCTTTTCAGGTAGGTATGCGTACTCAAAAATTATTTTAAGTGCTGGGATACGATCCTTGAACTTCTCAAGATTCTTTGGGTCTGCATTCATAGCAGACAATATTTCGGTAAGTGGCTGTGCCATATTAAAACTCCTCAAAAGATAAAAATGCTAAATAAGTTGTAGGTCGCGAGACGGCAATCTCCACCCACTCTAACATAAAAGGACTATGCCAGCATGAGTATTTATACCGACATCAAACCAGAAGATTCTTACATCTTCGAATCCCTTAAAACCCACATCGTTGACGAATCAACATTAGAACCATTAATGAGCGAGCCTTGTTATGGTGAGCGCAACACAATGTATGGTTATGTTTGGGGAGACAGATATCCCAAACCAATGCTTGGAAAGAAACACTCGGAAGAAACCAAACAAAAAATGTCTGAAAATAATGGCAGATACTGGAAAGGTAAAACTATACCTGATGAAATAAAAGCCAAATTATCTAAAGCAAAACAAGGTAAAAAACTTTCCAATGAAACAAAAACAAAAATGTCTAAAAGTAGAATTGGAAAGACTAAGTCTGATGAAACCAAAAATAAAATGTCAGAATCTGCGAAATTAAGATGGTCTAAAATTCGTCAATCTCGTCAAGAAGAAGTCGGCATCGATTGTTTACCAAATAGTTGAATATTGTCATTTTATCACCCTTTGGTTTAATACTTAGGTATGTGTCTAGGATGACTTTCTTGATATCTTCAGGAATGTGATCAAAGTTTACCAATACTTGATTGCGTTGCCAGTTGCGTCTTTCTTCATCATTGCGACAAGCAATAAATCCATCAGCCATAAACTCAGCCAATCGTTTAGAAGACACAGGTGTCTGACGACTACCAGTGACAAAACAATCATCTTTACTTAGAATGTTTGGAATACCATCGCCAGTATCACCCTTAACAATATGAGTAATGTAGTTTTCATGAATCTCAGATTTCTTGGCAGTAATCATCTTACGCAAGAGAGGGCTGTACTGTTTAACATTGTCAAACTTGTGTAACTGTTTAAAGTCTTTGTCGCTTGAAACAATCATAACATTTTCGCTGAACCCAAACTCTTGAGTCTGTTGAGTCAGAACCGCAATGATGTCATCGGCTTCACACTGGTCAAGGTGCATAACTTTGTAAGGAAAGAATTCAATTAGTTCCTCACGGATCTTGCTCAGTGTATCAAAAATCATGCCCCAATCGAGATCGGATGCATCACGATGTTTCTTACGACTTGCCTTGTAGTGTTCAAAGTACTGACGACGCCAGTAGTTACGTCCATCGCAAGCAATGACAATATTTCCATAATCTTTACCATACTTTTTCTTATATGATTTGATAGTTGATAGAGTCGCATGACGAATCAAGTCAGTTGTTTGTTTAGCATCGCCTGACATCAGTTCCTTCTTGAAGGACAGAATATTAGCCAGTGATACCTGTGAGTAGTCAATTAGTATAATTTTAATTCTCCTTGATTTTTCGCAAATCAAAACACTTTCAATAGGATACATTCCTCGTTCACACGACCATTGACAGTTGCTTCTTTAGTAGTCAACGCTTTATATGCTGCATTCATCGGACGCTTGCCCATGCTTTGATAACCTGTTACCAACTCTGGCTAACGCAGTGTTCGACCACCTGAGTTCGTAGGATCGTAGCCAATGATAGTTGTTCCCTTTACGGATAAACCCTTATAATCCATGGCACGATAGACCTGAAGTTTATTGTATTTGGTATTATATACCCACAGTTCTTGACTGTTGACAATAGTACTGGCAAGAACAGACTTGATAGACAACTCAGGAAAATCTTTCATGAATTTCATTTTGGCAACTAATACACCTGCTGGTTTCTCTTTACGCTTTCTTGGCGCACGAGTCGCTTTGGCTACCTGAACCTGTAACCCACATGCTTCTGGAATTGACTGGTAAAGTGCCAACATTTTTTTAATTTTTGTTTTCTTTAGATGAGAGTAACCTTCGTTGAGTTGCTCATCATTACCTTCAAGAACCTCTTGAAGTTCTGCAATTGTTTTATCAAACATACCGACCATAAGTTTCGCAACTGGTCCACTGATTTGATAGTTTTTCAAGACAGTTGCTGCATCAAATGACTTATCATTAATGATGAAATCGTCAATTAATCCCTCAAACTCTCCAGCCATTTCTTGTGCCTTTTCAAGCATGCGTTGTTGGATAGAGATAACATTGGATGCTTCTTTGGCAACTGATGCATCAACTTCTTTCTGTGTTGGTTCAGGTTTGGGAAGGGTTGCTTTCAACTCAGCAAATTTCTTCGCAAAGTAGTTCGCTTCTTTCTCAAACAACTCTGAACCAGTGTCTTGCAATCTGGCAAGAATACCTGCTTGACGGAAAAGTTTCTCATCAAGTTTAGTAAGTTGTACTGCCAGTTTCTTGTCGGTCTTAGCAACATGGTGGATGAACCACTTCTTTTTATCTTTATCATCATGATGCGCATTAAAATAATTTAATGCGTGTAGTAAGTCTACTTGATAATTTTCAGACCGAAGTTGTGGCTCATCGCCTTTGACCATTCGTTCGTGTTTTGCTGCTTGCAACTTATTTTTAGCTGATGTAGCCATAGGGTAATCTCCTCATTAAGTATTAATTATACCCTATTTCCGAATTAATGTCAAGCATTATTTTTGCAAGGATTACACTCGTCTCCATTGCTGGTTTTCCATAAGATACATGTTTCCATCTCTGCCGACTTTCCAAGTTACTTGTGGCTTCATACCATTGTATTCTGATACAAAGGTAATGCTTCCATCCATCTTAGATTTTTCTAACTCAGAACGGATTTCTGGATCAATGTCGTTTTTGTTTTCTATTTGGACTCGTGTAGCAGTAATTGCACCAACAGCCACCGCACTAACGAGTCCAATACCTTTTAGGAATTTTCTTCTTGCGTTCATTTTTTAAACGACAACCCAGTGGATCCACCGACTACACCACCCAGAACCAAGGATGCGCACCATGTTTCAAAAGTTACAGGAATATTAAGCATAGGAAACAATGTGTTTAATGACCAGATTGTTGCAACTGGCATAAGAATAATCAGCCCGACAATTAACACTGCAGCTAATACGATTGTTTTTGCATTCATTATTGTTTCTCCTGAACAATTGTTTCATACAAATCTTCAAACTCTTCATGCTCCGCTACTTCTTGTGAGTAGTTTTGTTTGTGATAAACTTTTGCCATGCGAGCAAGGGTTTTCTTAGGAAGTAAAAACTTCTCTGACATATCCTTGATTGTTTCACGAATCAAGTCACGCTCTGCTTCAATACGAGTCATTGACCCACTAATCTCAGCAAGTAATTTCTTGATCTTCAGACGATCGTCTGGACTGGATACTGTTTGTGTCATACTGTGCCCCATTCAATGCGAGTAATATTACCAGTGTTAAATGCACGCCACTCACCAAGGTCCAAGTCGAATGCCTGAACAGCATCGCCAGTCGGAGTCTTTGCTGGTTTAGCAGGATCTTCCTTGGGCAACTTAGCCAATGGAATAATTGAAGAGTCACGAGTACACTTCATAACACGAGATGTGCCATCTTTCTTAGTGAAGGTTACGGTAATCGTACTCTCACTCAGATATCCACGCAGATAATCAGCGAACTCTGGTTCTTTCATAATTGCTTCTGGATCAATACCAGACGCTTTTGCTAGTTGAATAAAATCAATCCCACTGTTACTTGTTACCATAACGAACCTCGCTTATGTTTTGAAAAAATTTACAAAATTGTAGAAACATTGCTGTATCTAAGTTAAAATTAATATCAGGAAGCATCTTAGTATCTTCCTTTGTATCTTCATCTAGAACTTGTCGTTTGATAAGAATTTCATGAAGATCGTATTTCTTATCATGCACATGTTCAATTCGGATTCTGTAGTCATCACTGATATCTAACTCAGCATAGGACTTTACGCTTGGATTAATCGGCATCGCAGGGTATCACTTTCACTTTAATAAAACCTCCGTCGCTATTTTCTACTGGTTGAGCAGATACTAGGATCGGTTGGTTGGGTCCATAAATTGGCCAGTTCTTTATAAGAACATAACCTTCGATAAATTCTCGTTTCACTGTAAGTGTTAGCGAATCTGTTACTGGTTGTTTAGATTGTAGCAAAGCTGGTACCTTTCTATCATAAGCCATTAGTTTTCCTGTTCAAATTCGGTAAGAGATTTCTTCAATGATTTCGCTGCAACTCTAAGACCATACTCCATTTCGTAGAGTCTTCGATTTTGCCGATCCATTTTCTTGCGTTGATCGGACATGTCTTCCATCATCTTCTCAAGATCTTTCTTAAATACATCCCAAACTGCTTGAACAGGTTTTACTGTATACCACTCACCATCGATAAGGGTATATCCATTTTTCTCACGCAACTCATCGGTCCAATTTTTACCCATGATATAAGTTGGAGCAGGTTCTTTGTATGACTTAAATCCTGACCCAACGATTAGATCGTCAATCTTTTGAAAATAATCTGGTAGTTGGTCTTTACTATAAAACATCTTCTTCTTCCTCGTCAGATTGATATTCTTCTTCTTTACCCATCATTTCTGCATGAATGTCACACAGAGTTGTATGCCAACCATCAGTGTAAGTTTTACCTGGAGAACCACACTGTTCGCAAGTACGATAACTCATTGACTCAGCGAAGTTGATATACTGATAGTGTTTGTCAGTTGCAGCCTGAACATAGAATCGAAGTCCACCGAACTTCTCTTTAACTTGAGAAGCAACTGGAACTTTCAGAGTTTCTTCATCGAGTTTTGCTTTTGCTTCGTCGAGTGCTTCTTGAGTTACTGTTTTTGTTCCATAAAGAACATTACCAACACCTGTTTCTAAAAGATGTTCATAACGACTTTTCGCTCCACGATATTCAGATGTCAGTAGACCACAAAGAGTATCGATAATATTATACCAACCATCACCACACTCAAGACCCCAGCACATGGCTGTTACTTGCATGTTTTCGTGACGATCTTTAAATATCAGTGGATACTTTGCGCACAATGCTTCATCTAATTCTTTTCTCATGACCAAGTCCTATGATTTTCTGCTACATGTTCAAGCCCATCGTATTCGTGGATGTGCCATTCGACATCATCAGGAATATCAACGATTGATAATTCTGATGCCCAACCCCATGAGTCTTTACCTAACTCTTCAATCACAGCAATCAAATCTGGATCATTTCGTTGTTCATAAAACTCATACTCACTAATATAAGTGGCATCAGATTGTTCACTACCTGCTTTGTAATAGTCTGAGTCGTTTCCACGAATTGGATATTTGGCTGGTACTTTATCAAATGTAATACCCTTGCGTTCAAGTAATTTCTCGAATGCTAAATTCGAGATACCAAATCCACCGAAACATGTATTGATTGCTACTTTCATTCTAAATTCACCTTATATGGTTCTATTCTAACACCTAACAACTTATGTACCATTTTATCTTTGATCATACCTGGAATTGTTTGGTATGGAAACTCAAGAATAAATGGACAACCACCATTTCCCCAACGATGATCTCTCAGGAAAACCTTATACGCATTAATATGTTTCTTGTCACTTGGATCAAAAAATATCTTTTGCTTGATAATTCTCGCAAGCACTGACATTATTCTTCTTCCTTATTTTCTTCCACCCAATTCTCATGCCATGTCATTAAATCGGCATAGTCAACTAAATCTTCAGGAAGTTGCTCAAGCGATTCAAGATCGCTGATGTCATACTCATAGTAGTCATCAAATCCATCTTCAAATTTTCCAACGAAACCCATACCACCTTCATGGTAATATGCTCTAACATCGAATCCTTCTTCATTCATGAATTCATACAATGTTACAGGTGGAGACCAAGCAGAATCAAACGAAACCCAAATAGTGTTATCATCTTCACGATTAAAGTCATAAACTGATGGAGACCATTTTGTTCCCCAGTTATTCACATTCCAAGCATACCAATCTTCTTCTTCAGACAATGGGCGAGGGCGAATAGCAGAGAAGAAATCTTTATCTTCGCTCTTCAACGCTGATTCAATTGCATCAATTTTAGTACTATCAGAGTGACTAATAGTCACAGAATTATCACACCAATTAGGCATAGCATTTCCTTTTCATTAATCTATAGAACTATTATACATGAACCTTGAATTTTAGTCAAGTCAGTCTTGCAATTATCGAGACACATACAAGTCTGCATTGGGATAATCCCAGCAGGCATTGCGATACTTGTAAACAAAATCGCATAGTCCTTCATAAGAACCCCAGCCATTTTCTGGATTGAACTTCTTGAATTTCTCTGGGTCGCTCAACAA